TTCGATAGTGAGTTTGACGTAGTAAGCGCAGTAGTAGAAGTAGTAGGAGACGGAACAATACAAGAAGAAAATGTATTCGCAGGAGTAGAGACAGTAGATACAACAGCAGCAACAACAGATAGTGTAAGTTATACATTAACAATAAAATGGAATAGTGGAACAGCACCAGCATATGGAAGTCCAAACCTATTAGGATATGAAGTAGATATAGACGGAACAGTATATTCGTTGAATCAATTATTCACGAATGTAGTATTACCACAAGACAACGAACCACCAACAGTAATAAATGGAGTAATAGGTGGAGAATGGGAAATATTATGTACAAATTATCAAGGACCAGAAGGAAGTTTTGACTGGGATGCAACAGGAAGTACAGAAGTATTAAACAATGTACCGGTAGGAAGTGGAGAACCACAATTAACAGAATTCGATTTAGATAATATAGACGGAATGAGAATGGATATACTAGAAGCAGTAAGAGATGTAACAGCATTTACAATAGATTATTCATCAGCATCACCATACGGACTAGGATTAGGTTGGTCAGGATCAGTACCAAACGGATACGCAAAAGCAAGTCAAGAAGGATTAGGAATTAAAACATATCAAAGTGACCTGTTTAATAACTGGATAAGTACAGAGTGGATAGATGGAACAGGAGGAATAGCTGAAGTAACAGCAGTAAGTACAGCAGGAGATGAATTCACAATAGACGCATTAAATTTAGCAAACAAAGTATATGTAATGTTAAATAGAATAGCAATAAGTGGAGGAGATTATGATAGCTGGCTAGATGCAGTATATACGCATGAAAGAAGTAAAGGAAAAGAAAGTCCAGTATATCACGGAAGTTTAATAAAAGAATTAGCATTTGAAGAAGTAGTAAGTAGTGTAGAAGCACCAGTAAGTGATAACCCACTAGGAACACTAGCAGGAAGAGGAAAATTAACAAGAAAAGATAAAGGAGGTAAAATTAAAGTAAAAGTACACGAGCCAGGATATCTGATAGGAATAGTAAGTATAACACCTAGAATAGATTATAGCCAAGGAAATAAATGGGATACAGGATTAAAAAGTATGAATGACCTACATAAACCACAACTAGATGCAATAGGATATCAGGATTTAGTAACAGATCAGATGGCATGGTTTGATACAACAGTAAATGCAGGAACAGGAGTAGTAACATATAAAAGTGCAGGAAAACAACCAGCATGGATAAATTATATGACTAATGTAAATCAGACAAGAGGAAATTTTGCAGTACCAGTAGGAACGGATAGTGATACAGGGGGATATATGTTTATGACACTAAACAGAAGATATGAGCAAACAACAAGTGGAATAGACGATATAACAACATACGTAGATCCGAATAAATACAATCAAATATTTGCAGATCCAGACTTAAGTAGTCAGAATTTCTGGGTACAAATAAGTAACAGAATAACAGCAAGAAGAAAAATGAGTGCGAAAGTAATACCAAACTTATAATAAAATGGGATATAGATATAGATTACCTCAAAAAAGTCAATTAACGAATGTAAAAACGTTATGCGAAGGAGAGCCAATAGAACACAAGATAGAAAGAATAGTAAGTAACAAAGAGCCAATAAAAGACGGAGCGCCAGAGATATTTACGGAAAGAAAAGACGGAGTAAATAGTGCTTATAATATAAGAACGGATAGATGGGAAATAGCAACAGAAGCTATGGATAAGGTAGCAGGAAGTATACAAGCAAAAAGAGATCACAAAGGAAAAGTGAGTAAGGTAAAAGAACCAGAACAGGAAGAAAAAGGAAAGGTCGTAGAACTTAAGGCAGATAAGAAGGTTAGCGAAGCTAAGTCAACAGAAGGCACAGCAGGAGCTAAGTAAGATTAGGGGGGGTTATTAGTTCCCTCCCCTAATTAACAGGAGTGGTACGCATCTGTTCTTTAATAACAAGTAATAAGAGTCGCTTTAAAAAAGCGCGAAAAATAACAATAAAAAATAAAAATTATGCCAATATCAGCAGGAGCAGGAGCATTAGGAGCAGCAGGGTTAGGAATGCTAGGAGGAATAGGTCAAGCAGGGAGACAATACCATAGACAGAAAAAATTAATGGATATACAACATATGAATCAAAGAGATCTATCAAAATACGGGCACGATCTACAATATGATATGTGGCTAAAGACAAATTATGGAGCACAAGTAGATCAATTGAAAAAAGCAGGATTAAACCCAGGACTAATGTATGGAATGAGTGGTGGAGGTGGAACAACAACAGGAAGCCAAACAGGAGGAAGCGCAGCAGGAGGACAAGCACAACCAGAATCGGCAATGGATATAAGTAATATGGCATTAATAGGAGCACAAATTGCAAAATTAACAGCAGAAACTAAAAACTTAGAAAGTCAAACAGAAGATTATAAACAATCAGCAAGATATAAAGAATTACAAGGAGATTATCAAACAATATTAAATCTATATAAACCTAAAGAAATAGAAGCTGAATTAAAGAAGATAGGACAAGAAACTACAAATCTAAAACAAGAATATGATTTAACAGAAGAACAATGGGGAAGCTTAATAATGGAAGCAGCAGGAAAAGGATTAACAGCAATGAATCAATCAGAGTTAGTAAGTGAACAAATAAAATTAACGCAAGCTGAAGAACAAAAAATATGGGAAATGTTAGACATAGAACAAAATAAATTAGCGATAGCAAGTATAGCAGCAGAAGCAGAACACAGAAAAGCAGATGCAAGTATGATAGGAGCAATGGCAAGTGAAATAAGAGCAATAGTTGAAAAAGATATGAGACCAAAAGAGCTAAATTTAGCAAAATGGAAATTAGCAGTAGATAATATAACAAGAGTAATAACAGCAGTAATACAGGGAGCAGCTATAACAGCAGGATCAGTAGGACTAAGAGGAATGTAAAATAAAAAAAATGAGACACAGAAGACATAGAAGAGTAAGAAGAAGAAGATAAAACAGAATGTGCTTATATCCGAGATTAATAAGGAACAGGAAGTATACTGTAACTGAGAAGAATGGAGGAAATGTACCAGAAGTCAAGGATAACAGAGTATTGAGTGTACCCGTAGGGTGTGGAAAGTGTGGAGAATGCAGGAAGCAAAAAGCAAACCAATGGAGAGTAAGGCTATTGGAAGATATAAGAGTGAATACAGGAGGAAACTTTATGACGCTAACATTTAGCGATGAGTCATTAATAGAGCTAGATGAAAAAATTACAAAGACAGGAGTATTCGGAGGACAATTAAAAGGATATGACAGAGATAATGAAATATGTAGTATAGCAGTAAGAAGGTTTACAGAAAGATGGAGAAAGAAGTATGGGAAAACAATTAGACATTGGCTAGTAACAGAATTAGGACAAGAAAAGACAGAGAGAGTGCATATGCACGGAATATTGTGGCTAGATGAAAAGCCAAAAGGATATGATGGATGGAAAAAGAAGGAACAGATTACTTATAAAATATATGATAAAGAACATGAGTTCGGAAAAAATAAAGTAAGTTGGTATGAGTATAATAAAGAACAAGTAAAAGACCTGGATGAAAAGTGGGGTTATGGAATAGTAAGAATAGGAGATGGAAAAGGGATAAATTATATAAGCGAAGAATCAATACATTATTTTATAAAATATGTTCATAAAACAGACAAAAAGCATAAAGAATATACAAGTAAAATATATACTAGTAAAGGAATCGGAAGGAACTATACAAAAAGAGGTGACATCAAGAGGAATGAGTATAAAAAAGAAGGTGGAACGATAGAAACATATAAGACAAGAAATGGAATAGAATTGGGATTACCAATATATTACAGAAATAAGATATATACAGATGATGAAAAGGAAGAATTATGGTTAGAGAAATTAGATAAGAAGGTAAGATGGGTAGATGGAGTAAGAGTAGATATAAGTGAAGGAGAAGAAGAATATTATAAACTACTAGAAGTGAAAAGAGCAAAGAATAAGAGGTTAGGATATGGAGATGATACGGAGAATTGGGAGAGAAAGAAGTATGAGAATGAGAGAAGGAATTTGAAGAAGATGGAAAGATATGAGAGAAAATGGGCAGAAGAAGAAGAAGAAGGAAAAGCCATAGCTGATAAGCTGAGAAGTAGAGTAAGCATATCGAAATCCTTATAGAAAAACTAACGGAATTTGCGATTAAAAAAAAAAGTTGTATATTGGAAAAGAAAACTAAAATAAATGAGCTACAACCTAGAGTTATACAAGAACTTAAGAGAATCAAGGAAAAGAGAGAGAGAGCTCTTGCCAAAAGCGTTATGGAATACGGAAAGTGTGTATGTAGATAGAGAAACAGGAGAAATAATAGTAAAAAGACAATTAGAAAACGGAGAATATATAAAACTAAAAACAACAACTAAATATGAAACTAATGAAAAATACAAAACTAGAAAAATCACAAACGAATGTGAAAAAAGTAAACAAGGAAGATTCTGGAGCTAAAGAGGAAATAATAGAAAGACACGAAATACCAAACAGCCCGTTTGAAGTGATAACAACAAATGGGTCAAGTTTTGGAACAATGGGAAACTATAGATTAACACAACCAGGAAGTAAAAAAGAAATAAAGAAAGAACTAGAAAAAATAACATGGAATAGAATAATACAGGTAACAATGATATTAAACGAAATAACAAATAAAAATAAATTAAAACAAGAAACAGAATGAAAACAACAATTGGAGGAGACAGATTAGGGTCTGGACAAGAACAAAAAGTAAGCCTAAAGAATTATAGTAGAAGTACACATGATCTAAGTTATATATGGAGAAGCAGTATGGCAAGTGGTACGCTAGTACCCTTTATGAGTGAAGTAGTATTGCCAGGAGATAGCTTTGACATAGACCTAGAGGCAGACGTAAAAACATTACCAACAATAGGACCACTATTTGGAAGTTATAAAGTACAATTCGACGTGTTTGAATGTCCAATGAGATTATATCAAGGAAAATTACACATGAATATGCTAAATATAGGAATGGATATGAGTGAAGTATTACTACCACAATTAAAAGTAATTACAGATTATGACCCTACAGATTTAACAGATAATGCACAAATAAATGCAAGTAGTATATATAGCTATTTAAATATAAGAGGAGTAGGAAGAACAGAGGCAGGAACTCAAAACACAGTAAGTAGAGATTTCAATGCAGTACCCTATTTAGGATATTGGGATGTATATAAAAATTATTATGCAAATAAGCAAGAAGAAAGAGGATTCGTAATACATAGTGCAAACTTCGATAGTGAGTTTGACGTAGTAAGCGCAGTAGTAGAAGTAGTAGGAGACGGAACAATACAAGAAGAAAATGTATTTGCAGGAGTAGAAACAGTAGATACAACAGCAGCAACAACAGATAGTGTAAGTTATACATT